GTCAATAGTGACATCTATGGTGTCTCCGTCAAGAACTCTGTTGATCTCGATCACTCGGAAGTTGTAGCAACTCTTCCGACTCGGAGGTGTCATTGCTCCCATCTTCCAACTCCTGATATGCTAGTCGTAAGATATATATGACGCAATAAGCAGTAAAGGCAAGACCACATAGCAGGAGAATGATTACACTCCACACAGGGTCATTCAGATTTGTGTGTGTCTTTAGAATACTTATGAACATACCAGATACCAATAATAGGAACAAAAACCATTACATAACAAAGAACTCCTAAGAATAGATTATTGTTCAATGCAGATGCTACGAAATGTGCCATCTAATTAACAGTTGTTGAAAATTTTTCCCACTTCAGATCCAATATCAGAACCAACTCTTCCTCCAAGCAATGTTACCCATCCTGCTGCTAACCAACCAATGTATGGAACATTAACAATGGCAGGAACAAGAGCACCAGCAGCAATACTAGTTCCTGCCATCGCACCTTGTGATCGTGCGCCAGCGTCCGCCCTGATACACTCTTCGCTTTTTACAAGAGACTTTCCCTCGGGGTCAAATACCCCACCTCCCAAATTTCTAGAACCATCCATAGTATATTCATCACGTCTATATTCACGCCTCTTCACATCATTACCAAAGATTCCTTTCCTGTCTTGGTCAAGATGAAGTTCTCTATTGGATTCTAAAACTCTAGGATCATTTGCTTTATATTCAACAGTATAACCATCTCTGGTCGCTTCAACTTTATATGATGAATAATCACCAGGAGGAAAGTTGATTACAGGATACTGCGGTCGTATTAAATGACCTAACACTCCAATGTGAGCAATTGCAAGAACTCCTCCCACACTAATAACTACCCATTTAAATGGTGACTTGGGAGGTGGAGTGTTATTTGCCATAATACTATACCGTAGGCATTACAGGGGGTTCACCATCTTTCTTAGGTGCTGTTGCAATCTGAATTGGTGCTTGCTCAATTCTAATTGTTTGTGCAGGTGCTGTTTGTGCTGCAGCAGCAATTAGTTTCTCAAGATCTGCTTTAGAAACACCACCAGCACCACCCATCTTCATTGTGCCGTCACCAGACTTCTTCGCAGTCTGAACTCCAAAGGTAGCTAAGACCCCAGTGAAGACCGATGCGATGAAAGTAGGATCAAGTTTCTGCTCAGGAATACCAAGTGCAGCAGGAAGTTTAATATAAGCAAGAGTCAAAATACCACCAGACCAGATAAGGATACCAAGTCTAACCATTGTGCTGATCGCTTCTAACTGACCTTCGTGGTCATCGGCAGCTGCTTTTATTTTACCAAATAAACCTTTCTTTTTCTCTTCTTCTTTAGGAGATTCCTTTACTTCTTCTGACATTCCGCATAAGATAAGGCTCTGCTATTTATTAAAAAAGGAGGGTTTTACCCCTCCTTCTCAGAATTATTGTTGCAAGTATTCCAGGACTTTTTCTGGTGTTGATGCTTCGTAGGGGTCTGAGTCTGCATTGTCTCTGAAACCTTCCTCAAGGAAGAGTTTCTCAATGACTCCATCATCAACGACAGCAGCATAACGCCAACTACGCTCACCGAAGCCAAGATTAGACTTATTGACCAGGTAACCCATTGAACGAGTGAAGTAGGCATTGCCATCAGGTACTAAAGTAACTTTTTCGATTCCCTGATCTTTTGCCCAGGCATTCATAACAAAGCCGTCGTTAACAGAAATGCAGTAAATAGCGTCAACGCCAAGAGCAGCAAATTCATCGTAGTTGTCCTCGAATCCAGGGAGCTGATAAGCACTGCAAGTAGGAGTGAATGCACCAGGTAGACTAAAAATAACCACACGCTTACCACTGAAAAGTTCAGAGGTAGTGCGAGTGACAAAATTTCCATCTTCACGGAAAACAAATTCTACTTGAGGTACTTGATACTGTTCCTTTCTCATTTTTACTTCAATCATTTAACTAGTGGGGTTATATGCGGGGATCATCATGCCGCCGCCAAAGTCATCATCATCGTCAGCACCATTGTTACCAAGGGCACTGATGAGGATCCACATTCCCAGTAACATTGATGCTAACAACAACATCACCATACTCCAGGAATGATTTGTCCTGTGGTGAGGTATGCACCGAAGGCGGCAACAATACCAATCATTGCTGCCCAACCATTAATACGTTCTGCTCTTTCGTTCATTGTTTTTCTCCTATTTTACTTTAGAGTAGATAGAGGTTTCGCCATAATCACGGCGAGTTTTATAACCAACTACTGCACCTTTAGTATTCATTAGTGCAGGCATAAAGGCAATAATAAAAAACACTGCTGGTGCTCCAATAATAAGTGCTCCTGCAATTACATAGTAAGTGAGGAGTTCTGCCAAAGAGTGTTCCATCAATAAGTCTCAGAGAGTTGGTTTACAGAGTGTGCCAGCAATACAAAGAAGGCAACACTCGTTACTGTGAAAATTAGTTCAGTCATCACTAGAGATTTTCTTCTTGTTCTGTCTCAATTACACAGTCACTGGTCGCGTATGCAGTGCAAGTCAGAATGTATCCTGCTGCTACTTGCTCGTCATCCAGGAAGGTTTGATCTTCATTGTCAACAGTGCCTTCTACCACTTTACCAGCGCAAGAAGAACAAGCACCAGCACGGCAAGAGTAAGGAAGATCTACTCCCTGCTCTTCTGCCGCATCCAGGATGTACTGATCATCAGCGCATTCAATGGTGGTCTCAGCGCCATCAGGTTGACGAAGGGTTACTTTGAAAGCCATAGGTATAAATTCTTAAAAGATACCGAAAAACAGTTTACCAGTGATTGCGTAAGAAATCAAGCCCGAGACAAAACCCATCATTGCCCAGCGACCATTGGTGCGCTCCTTAACCATGTTGGGAGTCAGCATACCATAGTTCTCATAGTACATTACGGGTTCTTTGGCAAACATATTCTGTTGCCCGTACTCGTTAGTTGTTACCGTCATTGTCTTTTTGTAAAGATTTATAACATAATTATATAGGAAAAATAAAGAGGGGTCAAGCCCCTCTTGTTACGGTTTCCCGACATATTAAGTATAATTACTTACCAATACAAAGGTCTCCTGCTTTTGAGTGTGCATCATAGTGTGCATGAGTATGCACAGTTTGCACAATGAGCAAAAATCCCAACAACACTGTAGGGACTAACCAGATTTCGTTAAGGAATTTTTTAAGCATAAAAAAAGGGGGACCGAAGTCCCCCATATTATAGCACAGGAAATCAGAAGGAGTACTTCAGACCAGCCTTGGTGCCGTAGGAATTGGTGGTGCCTTCAACGAATGAAATTTCACCATAGATTCCCAGGTTCTCAGTTGCAGCAACGCTACCACCAGTCTTGGCGGAGAACTTGGTCTCAGAACCAGCGCCATCGGTGCTGATTACCGAAGGACCACCCTGGATGTACCAGCCAACGCTGTCACCAGCGGTGCCTTCAAAACCAACGTGGAAGTCAGTCGTGGTGCCAGTGTAGTCGCTACCAGCGAAACCAGAGTTGGCTTCAACGTTAACGTAGGGTCCTGCAAAAGCAGCACCAGCGAAAAGGGGAGCAGCAGCGGCAGCTGCAATTACGGATTTAATCATTTTAGATACCTCGTTATTTTCTCGCAGAGTAATACCTGCGGATGTGAAGAGACTCGACGTGTCTCTGTTTGCTCTCGGGACTAGGCGAGTAATTGAGGCTTCGTCACGAATACCTATTTATATTACCTTAAGATTTTTGATTTGTCAAGCCCCTGCTTGTTCAGGCATAGGGGGAAGTCTTCCAAGATATGGATCATAGTCAAAGAAGTCCTTCCAGTCAGAAATCTTATTAGACTGAGTAGTCCAGAAGTTCCACAAACCATCTCTACTAGGAACGTGGAAAGCATCAATATGTTCTTTTGTTTGAATCATTGATGGATGCTCTGGAGCAGAGTAGAGGAGCAGTGGAATTGCATAAGTATTACCTGAATCATAAATCAGGTGTTCGGAATTGCATCGTGGTTTTGCTTTGTAATCAAGTTTCCACTTATCAGTTCCTCTGTCTGTGTAATGCATAATCTTTTCAGCATGTCGTCTATTGATTAGATAACAAGCAGTTGAGAAGTCATTCACAAACCTCTTATGCAGTTTGATGTAGACCGAACCAGGATTAATGACAGCAAGCTGAACAACGTCCCAGTCGAAAGGAAGACTAGCATAGAAGTCTTTCCATGTAAACCCCCAGTAACTGATTGGTCGCAGGTCACAATCATCCTCCATCATAATAGCAACTTGGTCATCAGTTGTCTCCAACCAATGCTTGATTGCTTTCAAATGAGAGGTGCAGCATCCTACGTCAGTCGGTCCCATCATATCAGGATATCTGCCCTTTAGAATCTCACTAAGGTCAGATACCGTACCGTCATACCCAGAGATTCTGGTGTAGTCCGTGATGTTCCAGTATTTAAACTGGTCCTCCATATACTTTCGACGTGCCTCACTTCTATCCAGATTGGTGTAGTAAATGTGAGGCAGTCCTTCCAGTTTGTAGGCTGCTTTATTTTTGTCCATTGATCCAATCAATCACATCAATTTCGGGTTCCCATCCAATAACATTCCTAATCTTGTCAATGTTGGCAAGAGTCGTGGATGCTTCACCAGAACGCTCTGGCAGATATACTAATTTATCTGAGATAGAAAGGGCAATTTCTTTGATGGAGTAGTTCTTACCACTACCCACATTAAAGACACCACCAACGTGTTCACCAAGATCTTTGGTAGCAGCAAGGAAGTTTGCTCGTGCTACATCCTTGACATGAATGAAGTCTCTACGCTGTCCTCCATCACCCACAAGAGTCAGGGGTTCACCTGCTGATTGCTGACGCTGGAAGATGCCGATTACAGGGGCATACTGACCCCTTGCAGGAGACCTTTCACCAAAGACATTGAAGTACCTCAGAGAAACGGTCTCCAGACCATACAAGTCAAAGTACATCTTACAGAACTTCTCTGCAGCAATCTTGGATGCAGAGTATGGATTGAGACAGTCATCAGGTTGTGTCTCTACATTTGGCCATGGGTTTCCACCATAACCAGATGAAGTAGAAGAATACACAACTCTCTTGACTCCTGCCTCACGGGCACACTGAAGGACTACTGCAGTGCCCACACAGTTCTTCTGGACTGCATTGATAGGATTCTCAATAGCAGGCTGCAGTCTAGATTCTGCAGCAAGATGGAACACATAGTCCACATCCTCAAAGAGTGGACGCATTCCCTCATAGTTGGTGATATCTACAAGTGCAGATTCTCCATAGAATTTTTCGTTGTTGGCAGATCTATTATCAACAACGATGACTTCATGTCCCTGTTCTTTTAGGTAGTCTACCAAGTTTGACCCAATGAAACCTGAACCACCTGTCACCAAACTCTTAGTCATAATGCTCATCCATCTTTGCAAAAACTGATTTAAATATCTGACTCTTCAATTTGGTTGTTGAGTAGTCATGATCTCTGTTGATAAAATGAATCTTGATATCTTTATCTTTACCTGTGTAGGAACCATCTGCATAATCTGAACCCACAAAGCGAATATCATAGTCATCCAGATAGGACAGGAAGGTATCTTCTGCCTGATAGACAACAATATCATCAATGTATCTGATAGACCTCAAGATTTCTTTCCTGTCTTCCAATGACTGCACTGGTTCCAGTTTGTTGGGACGTGCCATAGAAGGGTCTTCATGCAATGCCACAGTCAAGTGATTGCAGTGCTCCTTACACTCCTTAAACATCCTGATGTAACCAGGATGCATCACATCAAATGCACCAGCAACAATACCTCTCTTGAGTGGTTTCTGTCTCTTCCACTCTTCTACATTAATACCTTTGTCATCAATAAAAATGTCAGCATTTGGTTTGTGGAACATAGGTTCCAGTTCATGATACTTGATACCCCAATCAGACAACTGCTGCTTGGTGATTTCACTTCTATCCACACCTGACCCTCTGCCCCTGGCAGTCATCAAGATAATATAATTCCCTTCATCATAGAGCTGATTTACTCTCTCTACCATGAAGGGAATAGGAGTTGCCTTTTCATAATCTGGTTTTCCATTCTCATTATTGGGAGTATCGCAGATAGTCCCATCAATATCAAAGCAATACCTCATACAACTCCGTGTAAGAAAATCTGATGGACACACTCTACCACACCATAGGACTTACTGTCTACATGGTAGTCCCACAATGCTTTCTTTGACCTAGAGCGAAGTCTATTGTCCTCATCAAATCCTGTGAGGATGCCATAGTCAATACCTTCAATCTCACAGTAATGCATACATCTAACAAGGTTGGCAGAGTTTCCACTAGAACTAATCAGGATCACCAGGGTGTCTGGTTCAGCATAGAACTCTAGGAACTTTACAAATGCATCACCATACCCATAGTCATTAGAAAGCATGGTAAGCATTGAGGGATCTGAAAAGACAGATACCTTCTTACCATGAAACTTCATATAATCTTGAGAGATATGAGAGGCAACAGAGTTGCTACCACCATTTCCTAGGATAATAATTCTTTTATGACTATTGAATGCTTCTTGAAACTTCTGGAATTCTTCACCTGCTTGAGCATGTTCCAGAGATTCAATATACTCTTTAAATGGATTCACCTGTTACTCCATCTGGCACTACATTAATTTTAACCCTGTCATACGGAATAGTCAAGGTATCTTTCTTGGAGAATGTCAAGAAGAACCCACCATTCCCAGCACCACAGAGTCTGTGTGCCAAGACAGTGCTATTATCATTTAGGCACTCATCAATCTCCCTGATTTTAGGGTTCTCCGTAATAGAGTCACTGGTCTTCTTCTTCTGAATCCAACTCTTGTTGATGTAACTCAAGAGTTTAGGGTGGTCTCGAATGATAAGTTTATCATATGCTTTATCTACAGTTCTTAGAAGAGGATGAACCTTGTGAAGATTGTCAGTCACATTCTTCAGAATCTGCTTTGAGTTTCTGGTAACACCAGTGAACACCAAATGCATATCGTGCTCATCAAAGAGATCCATGGGAAGATACTCATACTTAATTTTATCTTCACTGAAGAACTCAATTCTCTTGAATCCACCAATACCACAACCATAGGGGTCCTGGTATCCACAGTATGGATTAAATTTCAGTTCAAGTTGATATGCCAACTTGCAGATATCTGCCTCTGTCATATCATGACCCAGAAACAGACAACAAGCCTTGATAAGACTGATGATATAAGAAGAAGATGATGCAAGACCACTACCCTGTGAGTATGCATCACTAGTCAGAGTCACCTGAACTGGTGGCATACAGAAGTATTCCAGCACAACTCTGACAACTTCATTCTGAATCTCACCAACAGAAGAGACTTCTTCTCTCTTAGAATAGTTGATAATGTATTTGTGTTGGTTCTGGTTGAAACCAAACTTATCCTGACTGATGGTCACATAAGTCTTCAGGTCACAAGCAAAACTAATTACAGAACCATACCCATACTTAGATACAAAGTATGGATTATCTGTAGAACCACCAAACAAGGAGATTCTCAAAGGGCAACTAGCAACAAACATCAGTCTCCTCTCTCAATTCTGTGGCTGTCAGTGTCAAAGTGTTGTGTTGAGAACTCAAAAATCTCTGTGTCCTTAAGGGCAACCATCTGGTGTCTTAATCCTCTAGTAACATGAAACTTATCACCCTCTACCAGTATAGTCTTATCTGCTACTTCTAGACTATCATTGTAACCATAATATACTTCTATGGCACCCTTCTGCACATAGAATACTTCATCCTTCAATACATGGTAATGCCAG